CCTAAAAAGTCTTGTTGTCCTTGAGATAATTCGTCAAGCTGTTTCTTAACCGCATCAATAGGTTGATATACAGCATTAGCAATATCAATACGTGTTTGTTCAGGTGAACGTCCCTCTGCACCTTGCTGGATGTTTTGTAGTAGCTGTGGGTTTACATAGCTGCCTACCTCTTCACCAATGTGGTTAGCCAAAGCGATACGAGCATTTGTAGCTACTTCAGTGTCATTGCTTTCAGCATCTACTAGAGCCTTTGTGAACTGCTCTGTAGTCATTGTGTTGCCAGTTGTAGGGTTAGTTACCTCACCACTATTTACGGCTGTCTCAGCCTCTGCTGTAGGCTGTCCGTTAGCATTAGAGTATGTAGTAATGTTACGGCTATGGCTTACTAGGTTAGCATTTTTACCTTTAGTTTTCTGCTCTTCAGTAAGACCAAGCAAGTCACCAACTTTGCCAATGATCTTATCAACGATACCACCAAACAAACCACCACTACGTGCTTCGTAAGACTCAATCATTTTCTCATATTCAGCACGTTGAGCAGAACCTGCAGGTAATGCATTCAAACGTTCACGAGCCATTTTCAAAACTTTTTGGTCTTCAAAACGCATTAGAGCATTCATACCAATAGATGCTAGTGGACTAATTAGTGAAGCTACACCCATTGCTAGGTTACGTCCAAAACCATTACGACGATTAGCTTCAGCTAGGAAGTCTTCATCAGATAGTTCTGACCATACGATTTTATTTTTACGTTGTTCAGCCATTTGCTGTTGCAACGTCATATAGTCATCATCGTCATCGCTTTGTACTAGGTCTTCTGCACCTGTAGTTGGTAGCTCTGGTGTTTCACCAACTTCACTACCTTCACCTGTATACAGAGTATAACCTTCAGGAATAGGGTATAAAGGTACACCACCAATAAACGGAACCATAAGGCTTTGACCTTCAGAGTTACGATACTCTTTAAATTCCATCTTGGCATCAGCCATAACCTCATCAAAAGTTACTTCTTGACGTTGACGCACTGGTGTTTGCTGTTGGCTAGTAAGTGAAATGGTCTCACCTTGCTGTCCTTCAGCCATACCGCCTTGATTAAATACAAGACCACCTGCAGCCATATCAATTTCTTTTTCATTACCTTTATCATCTACATCAACGATAATAAGATCAGCCATACCAAAAGGCATATCAGTTGGAAGTGTAGCTTCATCGGCATTACCCATAAGCCCCATAGCTTCCATCTTTTTCATACCCATCATAGCTTCGTCACGCATAGACAAGAATGTTTTTAAGCCATGATAACGTGTAGTAGCTTCGTCAGCCACCCATTCACCTGCACTTAGGTTAGCATCAATGTCATCACGGACACCTTCTTTAGTACCGCCTAGTGGGACTTTGTTTCCAGATACTTCATCGACTTTGCCGCCCTCTTGCTTGAGGCCACCACCTTTGCGATACATTAGAGGTCTATTCATATTACTATCCTAAGTTTGCTATTACATCACGTAGATTTTTAATCTTACGTAGTTCGTATATTGCACCTTGTGCTCTATACATTTCAGTAGGGTTATCTGATTGTTCAATTGTTCGTTGTTGTACTTCAATTAAGCTATCAATGTAGTTACTGAAGTTGTTCCACTGGAGGTTGTTGCTCACCAACCACTTCAGGCTGCCCAGTTGCTCCTTGTTGCTCATTTCCACTAAATCCTTGTTCATTAGGTGTTGGGACTTGTCCAGTTCCTATATTGCCTCCACCTGCTCCTGTAGGATCGGCTGCATCGGCACCAGCAGGTGCTCCCTCAGCTTGGGCTTCTTGTTGGAACTGTTTCATTAATTCTGCTTGAATTGCTGCTTCGTTCATGTTGTTAGTTACCTTATCAGGATCAAGGTCTAACGACTTAGCAATTTCCCGAATAATATACTGGAACTTTGCGAAAGGTGCAAGCGTTGGTGTACTTGCAATTTGCATGAACTGCATTAGTCGTTGGCTACGTACTTCGTTAGCCATTAATGATTCTGTTCCTCGTGCTTTCACTTCAAGATCACCACGGATGTTAGGATCAAAATCAAACTGCATATTAAAACGATATAGACGTTCACCAAGGGGTCGCAGTAGGTAGTCGTCTACGTTTTTAATAACATTCTTAATAGCACCACTAGCAGCACCCATTAGCATACTAATGCCACTAGCTGTACGGCCTACCCCTTGCACACCTGTTTGTCCGTGCGCAAATGATGGGAAGCCTGTGCTTTCATCTGCGAGTACACGAGCCTTATCAAATAGCTGCATGTTCTCACCTGAAACATTCGGAAACTTAGTGCCGAAGATAGCTTGCCCTGGAGCACCACCCTGTCTACGGAATACTTTCCCTGGGTATACTGATAAGTCTTGGCCTGGGACTAGATTAGTTTCATCAATCTCAATCAACAAGTTACCTGACATAACAGCATTATCTACAGCCATACGCATAAAGCCATTCATCAATGTCTGTGTATCATCCATGTTCTCAGCAATACCAACACCAAAGAATGAGTATGGGTTTAGTTCATAAGGTGATGCCATGTAAGGAATAGACGCAGGTTTAAATGGATTTAGAACCATACGAAGTAGCTTACCGTTACAAACCCAAACATTAGCCTGTAGCTCATCCATAGCTAGTAGTTCTTCAGGAATATCCACACCTTGATCTTCTAACGATGCAGTATCAACCATACCCCAATACTCAAGAACCTCATAACGTTCTACACCATGCTCAGGTGCATAGTCAGCTAAGTCGTCTTCCCAGTACTCTTTATTGTAGTTTTCACCTAGTGAAATTGCTTCATCAATAACCTGTGCACGAAAGTACGGACGTTTCTTTAGGTTACGCATTTGTGAACGAGATAGCTTGTGACGTTCAATTACATACTGTGCTTCATCCATGTTGTTTGCATCTGGATCAGGATAAAAGTTCCATACAGATACATGAGATACTTGTGGCACAGTTTTAATTGCTGGATCATATTCACCATCTTCGTTCCAGTTAGGATACTCTTTGTCTACAGCAAACGGGCCTTTCATGATACCAGTACCAAACAAAGCCATTTCAAATGCTGTACTACGTAGATGTTTAGATGCAGACGATTCTTCTAACTGGTCATGAATCTTCTTTTGCATATTTTTAGCTGCTACCATAGCGGGGCTAAACGTAACAGACGTAGGTGTTTTACCTACGCCTTGCTTTAGATTATCTATACCTTCAAATTTATTACCCATAGGGCCAAGACTATCAGCCAACGTTTTAGCTGTGGCACCTGCAGGAATCTCACGACCATCACCTGAGTATCCATAGGGACTAACAGTCTCATCCATACCGTTTGAACGCAATTGTTCTGGCTCTTGTGGATCAAAGTGTACATCTGCCACAACGCCTTCTGGTAATTCTGTAGGGTCAATAGTTAGGGGAAATTTATTATTTGCAAACAGAACGTCTACAATCTGACCGTATGCTGCTAGTACTTTGGTCTTAGTGACTTTAATAAATACACGAGACTTTTCAGCTTCTGTAAACTGAACATCAGGACTATAAATACCACGATAGTTGCGGTAAGAACGCAGCCAACGTTCTTCATCTTGACGACGATAATCTTCAGCACGATGATACCGTTCCATAATAAATGGAATAATCTTTTCTGTCTGAGCATCTTCAGACATATCATTTTGAATATCTTCTAATGCTATTGAATCATCTTCAATGAATACGTCATTATCGTTTTCCATTTATACTTCCTTAATATCCGAATGTGCTATCAGCCATTCTCATTCCTGTGGAGGGTCTACCGTGTGGATCAAAATCAAACACACTAAAGCGTGGTCGTGACATTATACCGTATCGTAAAGCATCATACAAGTGGTCTTCTGACGTTGTATCAATATCTTCAGGATTCTTTTTGTCTATTGGTAAAGCAGGTAACTGCGCAATAGTGTTAGTGCAGGTATTAAAAAATACTAATCTTGGTTCTTCTGTAAACTCGTCTATCTGTAAACGTCTATGTATTTCGTTTTTACCTGCAACACGTGAACCACGAGAACGATCTGATGGCCTCCAACGACATCCACGACTAATCATTTGTTCAGCTAGACTAGGGCCAGTATCACCACGTTTATGCCACAAGGATGAGTCAAGTACACCAAACTTAATATTACCATCTTCAGCCTCTAGGTCTAATACCATGTCGGCTAGATCAGTAGCTAGAACTTTACTGACGTATAATTCTCGATATACGATAAGTTGCTCATCAGGCGATACGGCAAACCAAAGCACAGCACTGTAAGAACCATAGCCGTAGTCACATGCTCTAAACTTAACCCAGTTACTAGGAATTGGAAAAGGTTCGACAACATGCTTAGTCCTATCAAATTCTGTGAAGGCTGCACCTTCCTTAATGTCCCAGTCACCTTCTAACAACTGTCTACGTTGTTGTTCAGGCAGTGATAGTAGCATAGCTTCGTAATCACCTTGCTTTGCTAGATAGGGGTTATCACTTAGACGTGCAGGAATAAACCTACGTTTAAATAGTGCCTTACCAGCTTTCTCGTGACCTGCTGGGTAACGTAATGTTTCACCTGTTTCAATATCAGTAGCTTCAAATGCTTTACCTGACGGTGCAGGATCAATAAACATTTTCTTAACCCAATGGTGTCCTCTACCTCCTGGGTTGGTAGTAGCTCTCATATACACAGGTAGATCGGGTGCAGTAGACCGTAGACGTGATCTCATGTAGTTCCACGCAAATGGGGTGGGCCACTGAGTAAGTTCGTCAAAGCCTATCCAGCTAAATGCTAGACCTTGGTAACGCAGAACGTCATCTTCTTTGTCTAGGTAGGACATCCACAACCTCGCACCAGAGGGCGCAGTCCACTGCATCTTTCTTTCTGACCACTTAATTCCAGGCCAAATCTTAGGGTACATCTCTTGAGACTTAAAGATAAGTTCCCTTAGTTCTTCTGTTGTATGACG